GATGAATCTACAAATACTTGTGGGAAAAGATTGGCTAGTATTGGAGTAGAGAATACAGAAGCAAATAGACAGGCATACAGAGGTATGTTGTTTACTACAGAGGGATTAGGAAATTATATTAGTGGTGCTATATTATTTGAAGAAACACTATTTCAAGATCATGCTGATGGAGAAAGCATGGTTTCTAAGTTAGAAAAGCAAGGAATCATACCAGGTATTAAGGTAGATAAAGGATTAAAACCATTAGTTGGTGCGTTAGAGCATGAAACATATTGTTCTGGATTAGATGGTCTAACAGAAAGAGCAAGTGATTACTATGCTAGAGGTGCAAGATTTGCTAAGTGGAGAGCAGTTCTACAAATTACAGCAGAAGGACCTTCTGATCTTGCTATCAAAGAAAATGCATGGGGTCTTGCAAGATATGCTAGATCAGTTCAAGAAGCAGGTTTAGTTCCTATCATTGAACCAGAAATATTAATGGATGGTGATCATGATATTTTAACTACATCTAGAATACAAGAGAAAATAATTAAGGAAGTATATTTTGCATGTCAACAGAATGGTGTATATCTAGAGGGAACACTTCTTA